TGAATGTCCGGCGGTTTTCTTCAATGACCGATGGTAACGCTTGCAATCCGGCAATCACGGCAAACGCGGCGTCCGTCAATGTTTCAAATATTGGCAACACACCTTCGCCAACCGTCCGTTGTAATTCTGCCCAATTTCCCTCCAGGGTCGACAATCGTCCCGCCGTCGATTGGCTCAATTTATCGGTCAATCCGAAAAATCGTCCGCCTTCGGATGTCAACGTTGTGAACGCCTTTTCTAAATTGTCAAAGGAAATTTTTCCCTCCGAACCCAATTTTTTCACCTGGCCGGCCGAAACGCCCAATTGGTCCGCGAACAACTGAATGACCGGAACGCCGGCTTCCGTCAATTGGTTGATGTCTTCAGCGAATAACGTTCCCTGAACACGGGCCTTCCCATAAATGACGGACAATTCATTGAAATCTTTTCCGGTCGCGGATGCAACGTCACCGATTCGGCTTAAAGTAGTTTGCAACCCTTCGACCGGTTCACCAAATGCCAAAAGTGATTTGGCCGCGTTGTTCACCTGTTCCGGGGTGAATGGTGTTTTGATGCTGAATTGTTCCAACTCCGAAAACAAATCTTTCGCGGCGGTGGCCGAACCCAAAAACGTTTCCAACGAAATGTTCACGGCTTCATAATCCGCGACGGCTTTTATCGCCCCTTTTGCGAAATCAACGGACGCTCCGGCGATTGACAATCCGCCAAACGCGGCGGCGGCCCCGGCAATACTCGATTTCAATCCGCGCAATCCTGTTTCGGCCGCTTTTGTGTTGGTTTGAATGCTTTGAATTCCGGTGTTCAATTTTGCAAACTCACTTCGCAATTGCGCGGTGTCCGCTTGCAATTTGAACAATATGTTGTTGACTTCGGTTGCCATGTCTTTTATTTTTCGTTTTGTTCGTTTCGTTCGTCTTGAATCCGGAAAAACGTTGAAATTGTTTGATAATATTCATCAACGGACAATGATTCCATCGCCTTCATTTCGCTGACTTTGTTTTCGCAAATGATTTGGTTCGTGAAATTGATGTCGTCAATGTACTTCCCGATTTCAGCGATTGCAGAATTCGATAAAATCTTTCGTTTTCCTGGGCGCTGAGGTTCAAATAGTCGCGGATATCGTTGGACGATAATTCCGAAAATTTGATTGTGGATGTCAACGCCCTTTGAACAAAAAAATCGCGAACCAATGGATTGGCGTTCAACTTATCAATTCGGCGTTGTTTGAACACGTCATTGAATTCGGTTTCGTTTTCGCCATTCAGCACATAATAACACGCCGCCAATTCAATCAACGTTTGTTGTTCGCCAATGAATTCCAATCGCCATTCCATTTCGGCCAACAAATGAAACATTTCCACGATGTTTCCGCCATTGGCGGATTTCTTCATGGAATCAATCATTGTTTTCAATTGGTCTTTGGTCATGTTCATTTCCGCGAACCTGGTCGCCACTTCGGCGGCGATGGCTCGTTTGGACGGCATGGTCAACGGGTTTGAATATTCAAACCAATCGTCGCCGTCGGAATCGGTGAATATTTTGGTCAATGGAATGACCGAACCGGTGACGTGTTTGGATTCGGCCATCACCGGGTTTGGCTTGGGTTGTTGTCGTTTAAACCAATTCATCGTTTGGGTTTTGGGTTTGCCTTTTTGGCTTTGTTGATTGACGATTGACAAATGGCATACGCGGCGGATTCCGATTTCCCGGTCCGTATCACATCCGCAACACAACGTTCCAATTTTGGTGGCATGTCCTTTGATTTTTTGTTCGCTCAAAGGTAGCGAAAAAATCAATTGCGATATTTGACGAATTCGTTGTGGAATGTCCACAAATAATATCTGAAACAATCCAACAAGTGTGACAAATTCGAATCCTTTGTTTTTTCGATGTCCCCGTTTGATGTGGTTTCCACATTCTGCAAATCATGAATCAACCATTGACATCCGGCGTCAATCTGAATGTCCGGATGTTTTTCCAAAATGGAATTGAGCAAAACGCGCGAATTTTTGATTGACGGGTTCACGCTTGGGACTTTGAATGCGGATTTGGGCAATTGTAATTCGTCGCGAATTATTGTGTAATAATTGACGGCGCCGCGTGTCATGGCCGAACGGTTGGCCCCGGACGCGTCACCGGTAACGATGAACAACCGGTCGCCAAATTCAACCCGGATGGATTCGCACAATCTGAAAATGTCCGAATTCTTCAATCTGAATTCTCGAATGATTCGGATTTTGTCGCCATACGATTGGCCGGCAATACATGTGATTGGGTCAACGTTGAAATCGAACGACAAAATGATTGGTTCGTTCGGATGGATGGCCACACCGGTTTTCATGGTCTTGAATTTATTGAACGCGTAAGCGAACGGGCGTTCAACGTCGGAAACGTCCCAATCGCCATTGACGAACACGGCCCTGGTCAATTCGTCCAATGAATCCATGGCGGCCAAATATTCGGGCGGCAATGATGGATTGTCCAACATCAACGCTCGTTTGTAAAAATATCCATCCGGCAATTGGCCGTTCATGGCCGGTTCATGGAATGTGGTTTTGGTCCATGTCTGCGACGGATTGCATGTGGCCATAATCAAACGCGGCGGTTGGTTTGGAATGATATGACGTCCAACGCGCAATTTGCATTTTTCGAATGTCTTTTTTTGTAATTCTTGGGCCTCCTCTAAAAGAAAAAAATTCGTTTCCAATCCATCGAACCGGGTCAAATTTTTATCCATGACAAAGTTTTCCGGGAAAAACTCCAGGGTCGAACCATTGGTGAACGTGACGATATGGTCCGTTTGGTGATAAGACCGGATGAATGGTTTGGGGCAAAGTTTGAAAAATGTTGGAATGGTTGTCCGCTTCAATGTCGGCAATGATTCGCGAATGACATGTGATTTCGAATTCGGGAAAATCTTGGCCAACAATATCAATGTGGCCAATGAAACATAAGATTTTCCGCCGCCGGCGGCGCCTCCATAAAGCAAATATTCAAATTGGCCGGAAAAAACGGCCTCCATGAATTCCAATTGTTTTTGATGTGGTTCAAACACTACCATTGGCGACCATGAATTCATCAAATACGTCGATTGAACAATCCAAATGAAAATTTTGACCGGTTATCAATCGAACATAGGTTGTTCCGGGTTCATCTTCATTCCAGGCATAAACGCTGTCAATGTCGAACCGGACCGGAACGGATTCCGTTGGCCTTTCAATTCCAATGGATTCATAATCAACGGCGTCATTGATTTGGAAAAATCCATTGGCGAAAACAAATCGCCCAACCAATCGCATCATAAAGGATTCATTTTTTGGTTTGTTTTCTGCCAACGTTCGATGGCGTTTGAATTGCGTTCGAAATATCGGTCAATGATGGCCCATTCGTCGCGCGATTGAACGGATTGTTGGGTGAATCCTTCGGTCAATATTTGGTGATTGACTGAATGTAGTTTGTTGCGAACCCAACGATGTGCGGATTTGACGTCGCCCAAATCGTCAATGACTGATTGGATGACCATTTGGATTTCCTGTTCACTCAATTGAACAACGAATTGTTTTTGTGGTTGGTCTTTGTTCATGTGAATTCAATGGTTTGGTTTCCAATTTTGAACACCTGGGGTTCGCCGGTCATTTCGACTTGAATGTTTTCGTTCCAATTCTCCGGGTCCGCGTTCTTCAGCGTGAAAATGACGGCCGTTGTCGATGGTCCGATGAATCGTTTTTTGGTTTTGATTTGACGTCCGGCCAAATCGCCCGTTTTTCCGTACAATTCAACGGTTTCCGTTTCTTCTACCCAATACCCAACAACCAGGCGTTCCAACGCGTCAACGGCCTTTTCTTTTATTCCCTCCTTTCGGTTTTTGGAATGTTTTTGTTTGGCGATTTTGTAACGGGCCGCAATTTCCGAATCCTGGTCAACCCAATTTTTGAATGTCCGGTCGGTGATGCCATGTTCGCCACAACATGATTGAATGGTCACGTTGTCGGATTCGTACAACTCACAAATCGCGTTTGCAACTTGCCTCCGTTCTTCGGGTGTCCGTTCTGCGGCGGATGGTTTGCGCGGTGTTGGTTTTTTTTTGTCTGCCATCGGTTTTTGGTACGATGGCGAACCACTTTTTGTTTTCTTCATGTCGCCAATTTTTCGGCCATTGGTTCGGCCCGGTGTTGTTGTTGGCGATGTGGTTTGTAGTCTTATTCGGTTTCAATCACGGGGTCCGGTTGGCCGGTGACGTAATTGATGAACGCCCGGCGGTCGGGTTTCAACAAATGTGGTTTTTTTTCCCAATGGTCACAAAATTGAATCCATACGGTGTTGAATCGTTTGGCCAATTGTGATTCGTTGGCGGCGCCATCCGGAATGGCTCCGGTGTATTTGTGAAATGAATCAATGACGGTCCAAAATTCACGGCGGATTTGCGATTGTTCGCGTCCGGCGGTTCTGCGAATTTGTCGGTTCATGGTCAAAAATACGGATTTATTGGTTCATCCGGGTCCTGTGGTTCAAACAAATACATCAATTCAATCATTGACATTGCGCCGGCCAATAATTGGTCCAATGCGTCCACGCGCAACACAAAAATGTCGGGCGATGTTGATTCGTCATCGGTCAACGCGTCAATTGCGCGTTTGTGGATGTCTTTGATTTGCTGTTTGCGCTCCTGTTTGGTCATGGTTGCATTATATACATGTTGCCCGCAAATATTACCAAAGTTTTAATTGATTAACATACCCTTGTATGCGTTTACAGGCTTTATCATAATAAATTTTATCAATTTCATATCCTGTAAATTCGAGACCTAATTTATAACAAGCAATTGCGGTCGTTCCACTTCCACAAAATGGGTCAATCACTTTGCAAGGCTTATTGGTTATCATATCAATTAGCTTTGTCCAACTTGGCAAATGTTTTGGACAATTATGCCAAGACGCTTCATCTTGCATTGAAATATTGGTTTTGAAAATATCGTGTCCAATTCTCTTTTGAAGTTTACCCCAAAACAAAACAGGTTCATAGGCGTTAAATCCTCCTAATGGACTCGGACTATTTTGGTTTGGTTTATGCCATATAATCATGTGTTTTGGGTCAAGGTTCATCCACATTTTGAGATTTTTATATCCAACGGTCATCACAACCGTTTCACATACTCTCAAAAGTTCATTTAACCAATCTTTGCACCAATTCTCATAATCAGAGGCGTGTTGACTGTCATCGTGTGTATTATACTTCCGGCCTACATTATAAGGTGGGTCGGTAATTGCCAAATTGAATTGCTTGTCATTTAGTTTCCGTAAAGCATGCAAACAATCCTCATTGAAAAGGAAAATTCCATTTCCAAAATTTGCACCAGGTTGTTTCAATTGTTCGATGGTCATGATTTGATGACGGATTTGATTTCGTAATGATAAAAAAGCGGATTCAACCATTTGGGTTTGTCAACTCTCAATTCAACGTATTGATGACCAATCGTTGGTCCCTTCAAAACTGTTGCCGGGCCGGATGCGGTGTCAACTCTGTCGCCTGGTTGTAATTTCCAAAACGTTTGGATGTCAATGTGTTCCATATTATGCGAAAATGGTTTGTTGGTTTTGGTTCTGCAATAATTGAACATGACGTTCGGCGACTTCGCGAATTTCGCGGATGGCGAATTCTCGCGCCTTCAGCGATTCAATCCATTGGTTGATTTCGGCGACGGTTTCTGCGGTGTAATATCCGCGCGATGTTGCAATCAATCCGGGGACCAGGTTATGGACGCGGATGAATTGAATCATTTTCCGGATTCGGGTGTCCTTTAATTTGACGCCAAACGTTTCATGGATTTTGGAAATCATGGTTTCGGCCGTGACGATGTGTTCGATTCCGCGTTTCATTTTGAACCTGTCAACCATCATTGGAATCAACCGGTGTTCGGTTGGGTTCAAATCAATTGTGAATTCTTCGAAATTTTTTATCATGTGGTTTGGTATTGATATTAGTTGTTTTTGATTTTGCGGTCGATGTCTGCCATCAATGAATCGGTTTTTTGTAGCCGTTTCCATTTGGCCTGGTTGAAATTTTTTCGGATTTCGCGGACCAACATGATGGACGCCCCGGCGGTTCCGGAATACACCCAAACCATTTTGAGCAAATAAATAATGGTTGAAACGATTCCAATGGCAATGATTCCGGCCAAAAATAACGGGGCCACCCAAATGATGGCGATTTTCTCAATTGTTTTCATGTTCTTTCAAAAATATTTCAACGGATTGTTCCAAATTGGTTTGGCTCTCGCAGAACCATTGACAAAATTTAGCCAACAATTCGCGTTCCGCCTTCATTAGTTCGGCTTTGTTTTCTGCCATCCATTTGGGAAAATCGTCATGGAATTGGAACCGTTCGAAAACGGTTTGGATTGGTGTTTTCATTCGGCAAATGTATATTTCAAACGGTCGGCGGATTCATGGTCCAACAAATGGTTCCAATCGGATTGGTCAATCCAGGCCCGGAATGGTTCGTCCCGGTCAAAATTGGCGTTCATTCTTCGGACATCGTTTTCGGATTTGAGTATTGGCGCGAACACTTCCAATGGCGACCATAATTCGCGACGGGTTCCGTCCAACAAATGGAGTTTCACAACGTCTTTGGTTTGTCGGATGGCCATGACCAAACATTCGGACATGTTGGTGACGGATATCAATCGACATTCAAATCCGGTGTTGATGGTTGACATCAAATCGTCCAATTCTGCGGCGGTCAATTCGACCGTGATGGAAACAAAACGCGGTTGGTGATTTTCTGCGACAATCCGGTTTTCGAATCGGTTGTCAATCTTGAATGATGGCAAATGTTGTTCAATTTCAATTCGCCATTGGTGTCGTTTTTCTGTATTCATGATGTTGTTGTTTTGGCAAAGATGAACCAACGTCCCGAAATGGACGTTGGTTTTTTTGGATTGTTTTCAACAATTAATTTTTAAAACGGCAAATCGTCGTCACCCTGGTTGACTGCGGCGCCCGGCTCGGATTTTTGTTTGACGCTTGTTTGACGGTCATTTGATTGACCATCCGATGGACGGCCCAAAAGTTCAACGGATTCCGCGATGACATTGGTGAAACGCTTTTTGACGCCATCGCCATCAACCCGTTCGTTGATGTTCAACCGGCCTTCAATCATGATTTTGGAACCCTTGGAACACCATTTTTCGGCAAAGTCCGCGTTTTGGCCCCAATGGACGATATCAACCCATGTTGTTTTGTCGGTCCATTCGCCATCGATTCGGGTTCGCTCTTTTACTGCCAACGAATAGTTGACGCCGGTTCCATTTGTGGTTCGTTTGGGTTGTTGGCCAACATGGCCAATCAAAAAAATTTTGTTCATTTCAAAAGTTCAATTTTTGGGGTTTGCGTTTGGATTATTGGTTGCGGTTGAACAATCATTTTGTTTTCGGTCAACCATTGTTCGAATGACCATCCATTTGGATGGACGGCCCGTTCGGTTTTTTCACCCTGGTCATTGGGTGTTGATTCAATGGAACATTCGCCAATGTATTCTCTTTTGAGTAGAAACAAAATCGCGGTTCCCGGATTGATTGGTTTTGTCATTCGTATTGGTTTGATTTGATTTGTTCAACTACGGCCCGAAAATCGGTGTTTTGTTTTCGGAATGTTTGAAAAAAATGGTCCATGGTCAATTCATAACAACGGCGCCGGGTGATGTCTGCCAAATTTTGATTTTGTTTGAATGCTAATTCACCGGATTCGAGCGATTCGCGCAATGTCCGGATTTCTTTTGCGCGGTCGCGTGATTCGGGTTTTTCATTGTTGATTTGGGTTGTGATTTGTTGTTTGGCGACTTCGACAATTTTGGATTTGTCGTCATTCTCCAGGACAAAACCCAATTGTTCCATGGTTCGGAAAATGTGTTCAACACCCGGAACCGATGGCCAATGGATTGGTTTTCCGGCGGCGAATTGGTCCCAACGTTTCAACAAACATTCTTCGACAAAGCCCCAAAACATCAATTTTTTGTCGTCGTCGGACGGGTCCGGTTTGGTTGTCATTTCCAACATTTTTGAATTGTATTCTGTTAATGCGGCGCCGCGTTTTTCTTTGTAGGCGTTGGCGACTGCGGCAAAATAAACGGGTGAAAAGTTTTGAAAATGGTTGATTTCGACATCCAGTTTTCCGGCGACTGCCATCCGAAACGCCAATTTCATTTCGTCCGGGGTCATCCAACTGAATTCCGATTCGATGAATTCCATCAAAACCATTTTTTGCAATTCGGAGGGCAAATTTTCGCTTTTCAGACCAACCAACGTGAAAATGTACCTCAAAGACATTTTGATTGATTCTTGGTCGGTTAGATTGCGAATTTTGGTGTCCTGTGATGCTTCGACAATCTCGCGTCCGTTAAAACTTCGAAATTGCATCGTCGAAATTGGGTTTCGGATTCCGATTGCCGGATGGTTGGTGTTTGTTGTTGTTGTCATTTGATTTTCGGTGTTTAATCCAATTTTTGATGGTTAGAAAAGTTGATTTGTATTTGGTCGACAATGTCGGAACGTTTTCCATGGCTTCCAAAATGGTTGTGATTTCCGCCATCGAATGTTCGGCCAAAAGTTTTTCGGCCTGGTCATCGGTCAACGGTGATTTCATTTTTGAAACGGATGGAAAATTTTTTTGAATTTCGATTGTGACCGGGTGTGTAAATACAGACACGTTAGTGGATGTATTTATATTAGAAGATGAAGATGAAGATGAAGAGGTTGGAAAAAGGTTTTCGGGTGTGTTAACCTTTGGGTTAACCTTTGGGTTTTCCTTTTTTTTCAATTTCGGATTTCCGCCCAATTTGCCAATCTCGCGCCATTGTTGGCGTGTACGTTCATCATTGACCATTCGTTTTGAAAAATATCGTCCATTTTCGTCCCTCTGAATGATTCCAAATGTGGTGAGTTCAATGAACACTTTTTGGAACGTTTTTGGATTCATTTTGGACAACTTTTGGATTCCATTTGCATCCAAAACGACGTCGCCAAAAACCAAAAATCCTGGTTCATCGGACAAATACATGTGGCAAAGAATGTCCATCCAAACGCCTTTTGTCGCCGGTGAACAAAGATTCAATTTCGGGTCGGTCAACCAATCACCCGGATAAAATTGGAACGATGGCGACCGGTCACGGCCATTTGATTTTGGTTTGTTGTTGTTTGTCATGTGGTTCAATTTTGCAACGTATCAATCAACGCCAAAACGCGGTCATCAACTCGTTTGCGTTTTCCGGCAATTACGTTGTGGACAAACGTCAACGAAAATTCCGGATTCTGCCGGCAAAAGTTTTGAAGCGTTCCGAACCGTGTTTTCACGGCCTTTTCAACAAACATTCGTTGGTCGGTGTCAATACACCAAATGCACGGCATCAATTCCGTTTCATGAATGGTTTGTTTTGCCTGGTTCAATATCGATTGGCTCCGGGGCGTTGACATCCGTCCATTGATGGCCGACGTCATCACATGGTATTTGATTCCGGACGCCTGGCAAAAATTGCGGATTGTTTTGAATTTTCGTTTGATGGCCGTTGATACGTCCAACGGGTCCACAAATTGGTTTTCAATCATTGTTTTCATCGCGATTGTATTTTTTATATTTTGATGTCTGAATGATGGCGTCAATTGTCCCAATTAGGCCAACCGTCACCAATGCAAATGGAATCCATTCCATCATTTTTCAAATAAGTCAGTTTGAACGCCTCCATTGATTTGTTCCAACCTGGTCATGGCGGCGTCCATCACATCCGGGTTGGTGTTGTCGATTGTCAATTCCAAAATCATTTCGGTTGTTTCTGCCGTCATGATTTGGTCAATCAAATGTTCGATGGAATTTTCATCGGACGAATTGGCGGCGCCCGGTGTGGGCGCCTCCAATGTTTTTTTCCGGTCCGTCATTGCGGTTTTGAACACGGGGTTTCCATGATGCTCCGGATGTTTTTTCCAAATGTCAATCAAATCGGATTTCGATTTCGCGGCCTCAATTTGGGCAATCAACACGTCCACATTGATGACGGGTTTTTGTTCCAATGGTTGTTTGGTCGCCTGGTTGTTTGTCTGAATGGTTTCGGCCTCCATTGCGTTCAATTCTTCGGCCGTGTACGGCATGCCGCCCAATTCATCCGAAAAACAAAGTCGGAACCCTTGGGCCATGGCCACTTTTTTGGTCATGGTCACCGGTTTGTTTTTCCAAAAGTCGGTCAACGTTCCATCGCGACGGGTTCCATAATATTCCGAAAAATGGACTTCATGGACAAACGGAAATTGGAAATCCTTCCGGTGAATCGTAATGGTCGCAACCAATGTCGATTCCTTTGGTTTCTGCATATTAACCGAACCGGTCGTCACAACGGACCAACCGGCCAAAAGTCCCGAACGTTCCGCGCGTTTGATGTATGTTTCATAACCGACGATAACCGAAAATTTGTCGCCATACTTGTTGGCATAAATTTCCCGTTTGAACGGATTCAGTCCGAACCCTTGAGCGATTTCAACGAATTGTTCAAATTCACCTTTGGTCAAATTGTTCGCCATGCCCATGGCGTTCAAATACGTTTGGAGTTTGGCCACATCAATTGTGTGGACGCGATTTTTTGCGATTTCGTTCATGTTGTTGTTGTTTTGATTTCTGCAAATATACTTCAAAAAATCACTTTGCCAATGTGATTTCAACCGTTGTTTTTGAACTTTTGATGGCCGGATTCATGACGTTGATTTCACCGGTTGATTCATCCAACATGGACATTGGTTTGGTCAATCCTTTCAATTGGCTTTCTAATGCCTTTTGAGCGGTTTTGACGGATTCAATTTCCGCCTCCATTTGATTCCACATTGGCGTTTGACTGAAATCGTATTTGACGGCGGTTTCCTTTTGTTTGAACGTCACGCCAAAACGGGTGACGCCGGTTTTGGCCTCCGGACCGTACAATTCCAATTCGTCAACGGCGGCGCTCCGGTACGATGTTTTGACCTGGTCAATGATTTGGGACAAAAATTCCAACCGGGCCAACGCGGTCAATGTGTCGACATGGCCTTCGGTGTTCAATTCAATCAATTTGGCGGCGAATTCTGCAACCTTTGTTTTAGTCAAATTTTCGACGGCGTTGACTTCTGCCAAAAAATTGTCGGTGTTGTTTTGATGAATGTTGTTCATGATGCTGAATTTTTAAATGATGTTTTTGGCGGCCATTTTTGCGTTTATACAATCAACAACGGATTGGCCAATTGAACCGACGTTGATTGATTTGATGAATGGAATGATTTCGGAAATCGGAAACATTTTGATGTCGGCCATCGTAATGGTTCGGCCCAATGGCAAACCATGATTGTAATGATGAACCAAAAATTTCAATTCAAAATCCGTCAAACAATCCACAAATGAAACAAACAACATCAATTCCGTTGTATCTTCGGACCGTTGTTGTTGTCCATAGTGGTTTGGACATTTTGATAAGTCGCCGGGGCCATTCGCCCCGGCGTTTGTTTTGCGCGTGTTTGTCTTCATGCCATGAATGTTTGAATTCGACAAACGTTTTCGATTTGGCGGAATGCTGAATCCATCGAATTGAATTCCATTGAACAATACAATTGGAATTGTTGTCCGGTCCTTTGAATGATGAACATCCGGTTTTCAAATTGCCAAAACTCCATGTGAACGTCATCATTGATGGCAACCAGGCGGGCGCCCAATTGATACAATTTTCCTTTGACGCGGTCGATGTTGGCGATATCGTTTTCCTGAATCCGGGAAAACGTTTTTTCGGCGGTCAACTCAATTCGGACATCGTCCAAAATATTTCCGGCGGCCATGACCATGAATTCACCGGTGGCGTTTTCGTCTGCCAACCACAAATTGAATCCGTCATCGTAAAAATGACAATCGTTGATGTTGTGGGCGTCCATGTGTTCGCGGAAATGCGACATGGCGGTTTTGGGTTCGCTGAATTCCAATGTGCGGAATCCGCCGCCATTTTTCATGTTGTAAATTGTGATTTTGAACATTTGATTTGATTTTTGATTGTTGTTGTTCCGCGTTATGGATGCGACGGCCCCCGTGTTTTTTATCTTAGTGTGATTCCCTTTGGTATCCATTGCATCGGATAAACACGATAGCCAATGTGTAATTCATCCAACGAACCGCCCATGTTGCAATTGTCACAATATGCGATGGCGTCTAATTGTGAGTGAAATCCGGCAATGGTTTCGTTCTTCATGTTGGCGAACAATTTGGCGTTTTTGGTAGCGACGTAAACAACGGCCCAACCAATGATTTGTGATGTCTGATTCATATTGTTGTTGTTTTGTGTTGGCAAATATACACGCGTTTTTCGTTTCCACAAATATTTTTGAAAAAAGTTTTTCAACACGGGCATGTTGGGCAAAAAAAAAACCGGGCCATCGCCCGGTTGATTTTTATTTTTCTTCAATCAAAAATTGTCTGCCAACTTTCTTCGCGCATTCCGAACCAATCGGAAAACAACCCTGTGATTCCAGGTTTCGAAATTGCAATTCCGTTTCGTCGATGTCGGCCGGAATCAAATACCCTTCGACCGTGTAATGAACGAAAGTTTTTTGGGCGGTTCGTTTTCCGCAAACGAAACATGTGTTGGAATGTTCGCCCAAACGTTCGACGGTGTCTTCATACTTTGACGAACGGATTGATTCCAGGTTGATGACTTCGATTCCGTTGTGGTTGATTGTGTTTTTCATGTGGTTGTTGTTTTTGTGGCGTTTGCCTGGTTGATGTTGTAATGAATACGCGTTGACCGGTCGCGCCCCCGGCCATTGTTTATCGGTAACGAAAAAAATGTTGAATTTGAGAATGTTGAATTTGTTTTCCGCCTTCCATAGGTTTACCGTACATCCAATAATCTTCGCGGTCTGCTTTGATGTACATAATTTTTGACTCATAACCTAATTCCATCGGAACCAATTTGTAGCAATAAAAGCCGCGACAATCTGAATTCAAAAGTTCCATTTCGTGACTAACTCCATGAACTGAAATACAATAAACTTTTTTCATTTGGTTTCTTTTTTAATTGTTGTGTTTTGTTTGGCAAATATACATGAACTTTTCGTTTCAACAAATATTTTTGAAAATATTTTTTTGACGCAAGAAAAAACCCGGACGTTTCCGGGTTTCAACAAGTAACCAAAACATAACAACAAACACGGGCCGATGTCACCCGTTCACAATGGGTTCCAATATTGAAACGGTCACATGTGCAATCGCGGCGGATGGCAATATCAACCACAACGTCAATCCGGTGTGGTAAACTGCCAACGCGTAAATGGCAAACGCAACCCATGTATTCATGCAATACAAACAACCGCCCATTGGTTTATACATGAACCGGAATGGATTTTTTGGGTTGTTCATCACTCGTTCCAAAAACCAGGTCCAAAAACCGAATATTTGGCCCGGCTGAATGATGAAATCAATGAATATCGTCATGGCTCCGGCTCCAATGCCAACCAGGCCCGCCAACATCACCGATTTGAACATGTCGCCATGTTCGGTGAATATTGCCAAACCCAAACCGGTCATGATTCCCAATCCAAACCCGGTCAATTCATTCAATGTTTTTCGGATTTTTTCCATCAACAAACCGGTGTTATTCCATCAACGGTCCATGAACACGCGCCATCAGATGTGGTGAAATAATAAAATCCGGAAACGGCCGCGCAATCCGGAACCTGAATTTTGATGGTTGTGGTTCCATTCTCGTTGAACGTCATTGGTAAAACCAACGGGTCATCCTTAATCAATGGAACGGTGATGGTTGTATATGTTCCATTTGCGCCCCAAATTTCGAAAACGTAATTGTCCGAACATGGCGCTTTCAAACCAAAATCAATGGTTTGATTTGGCGCGAAACAACCAATGTGTTTTGAACATCCGCAATTCATGTGATATCAATTTGGCTCAAAGATAATCAACACGCCGGACCATCACATGGATTGTCACAATAATTTTCCAACGCCATGTCGCGGTCGCCAACCAAATCGAAATCAAAGGCCACAAACGTCAAATGTTTGTCGAACGGGCGGCCTTTTTTCTGCGGCGATTCTTCGATGGCCACCGTGACGGGGTCAATGGTCGATTCAACCGGAATGATGGAAACGTTGGCAAATGTGGCGGTCGATGGCAGATTCGCGTTGACAACGGCGCCGCGCAATTGTTCTTCAAACATCCAGGGTTCCGCCCCTCGCAGACATGCAACAACTCGCAATTGATATCGGATTTGGAAAAACGATTGGATTCCGGCGAATTTCTTTGTGGTTGATGGCGATTGATATTCGATTTTTCCGCCATTTCGAAATCGGATGTAAAACCATGCGGAATCCTGGTCATGGATTCCGGCGAATTGATATTCGTTCGAATTGGCGTCACGAATCAACACGCGTCCGTCATCGTCGATTTTGGCCAAATACACCGATTTGGTCAATGATGGAATCGCCGAATGGATGGATTCGGCAATTTTACAAATCAAATGTTCCATGAATCAAAAATACGACAACACCCGTTCGGATATTAGGTCGGACAAATAATTTTCGACGTCCTGTCGTTCTCCGGCGGTTGGAATGAAGATTGGTTTTTTTCTGCGTGATTCCTGTCCTTTTGCTTTGACATAATCGGTCGAATTGGTGATGGCCAAAAACACTTCGTCACCACTTTTAACGACTTGAATTGAATCGCGCAATGAACCCGTGAATTCCAAATCAACGGCCCCCGTTTGACGGCCGTTTTCGGTCCTTTTATCAATCCATGATTTGGATTTGTATTTTCCAATTTTTCCGCCGTTGGCGTCGCCGCCCTGGTTGAAAATGCGTTGTTTCATTTCACCCTCCAAAAGTTTTCCGCCCAACAACAAAAGATTCGGAACGTCACGTTCGACATTGGCGACGGTTGTTTGGATTTTTCGGGCGAACTCTTGTGGACTCATTTGAACATTTTATGAATTGTGAACATGGCTAATATAAGAACAATAATGGACGGAACCAACCACAACCAACGTTTCGTTTCTTCATTGACAACAATGGTCCGAACGGTTTCGGTGTGGTAATTTTCCACGCGGACGGTGTCCGATGGACATTTGGTTTCAACGAATATCGAATCGCCCGGCAACCATTGAATCATGGTTTCAATCCTGGTTTCATGGTCGCGGATGAACACGGTGTCACGGCCATCAAACGCAACAACGGTGTCCATCCGGGCGCCGTTGATGTGAATCACGGTGTCTTTGACCATTGTGGTCGTCCATTCCTTTTCAATCCAACATGGATATTTTGAAACGTGACGTTGGCATGATGTCGCCATGACTGCGGCGATTGCAATTCCGAAAATTGTTTTTTTCATTGTTTGGCCTCCAAATAGTCGTTTTTGTAGTTGTCAATTTTGTCCGTTATCATGCGGGCAAATCCTTTTTTTATCCAACCCAACAACGCCAAATTTTTCACCAATGACATCAAATTGACAATGACAATCGGAACGAACACGGCTTCATTCAGCCAAAAAAGAACGTCCGCCCCTTTGGACAAATTCGTTGAAAACATCAACAAGGCCGTATGTGATAACAGGGTCCAAAATATCCGGAGCGCAATCCGGGTGTCAAAACGATTGTGTTTGAACGCCAAATATGTGGCCGACAAATGGTCGGCGGCAATCAATCCAACCAGGGTGAAATAAGAAATTGACGGGTCGAAAATCCAATCCGAAACAAACGCGGAAATGGCGCCGGCGGTGATTCCGCCGAAAATTGTAAAAATGACCATTGGCGATTTCATTTTTTATTTGTACATGTTCCGGGTGGCGGTTCATGTACGTCGCCAATGGTTCGTTTGTTACATGACCAACGTCAATATTTGGGACGCGGACGCGATGTGGTCGGTCTGCTAACGGGACGCGACGTCGATGGTCGCGATGGTTTGTTGCAATTGCATTTCATGATTTCAGTTTTTTATTATTCATGATTTGTTCACCATTTGCGCCGTTGAATCCGGAATACCATTCAAGAGCCGCCAAAATCAATTGTGTTTTGGTGATTTCGTATTTTTTACAATACGTTTCCAAAAAATCTTTTGTTTCGGTTGTTACTCTAACTGCAACCAATTCTTTTTTTGGGTTTTCACTTTTGGCAAATCCGCGAACACCTTTAAATGCTCGTTTTTTTGATTTGGCCAATTGCGATTCTTTGATGTTGGGTGTCATTGTTTTCATGGAATTCCTTGGACATATCGCGATTGATTACAGATGACGCAAATGTCATCCATCCGGTTGAACAACTCCGGCAATTGTTGGATGGCCGTTTTCATTTGGGCATCATATTGGGCCGTCCAATTCTCCAAACAAAAATTCCAGGTGTCGGAATCCAAAAGTGTGATTGAATTCAACCGGTCGGTCGTCAACGCTTCTTTTGCGATTTCGATTCCGGTTCGGTACAATATCGGAAAACGCAATTTTTGAGCAATCACACATCCGATTTCTTCAACGCTACATTCTGCGGCGGCCCCGACAATCAATCCAAATGATGTTCCGGTTGTTGTGGTTCCGGACCATCCATTTGAAATCAAAAATTCGCTTTTTTTGGTCGAACACTTGCAACCTCCTTTCACTTTGGTTTTGTTGGTGTCGATGGCCGTGTTGTCCATCGTCACAAACACTTCATCCGTTTCGGACAAATAATTTGGGAAAATTTCGGCGTCCCCGTTTGCGTCCGATGTAAACGGAAACGATGTGACGTTCAACCCGTCGGTGATGTCAACGTTTCCGGAATATCCTGGTTGTTGGATTTTGATTTTTACAGATTGAACGCGGATTCGCAACATCCGCGAATCACGGGTGTTGATACGGACGCCCCGGTCCAATGGCGCCGGCGTGTTCCATGCGTTGTCCCATTCGCCAACCTTTAGTTCGTCAACCAATGAATTCATCCTAAAAAATGGCATGGCGAACCTGGCCATTTCGTCCAAAATCAATTGGGTGGCGAAATTGATTTTCGATTCGAGCAATTGAACGCCGGATGAAAATCCGGAATCCGCCATGTCTGCGGCGCGACGGATATTGATTCCCTCCAAATCGTCAATGTACAATCCGGATTTCGGGTTTGTTTGGGAAACACAACGGATTCCGATAAAATTGTCAAAACATGTCGCCATATCCAAAAGGGTCTTTTTTGTAAATGTTTTTTTCCGGAATCCATAAAGATTCCAAATATTTGGGAACCCAAAACGATGGACACGCTTTGTTTCCAAATTGATTGTGGCCGGCAATTAGAACGTCCGGTTGATATCTCAAAACTTCGTCAATGATGGCCGCCAATGTTTGTGATTGGGCGTTGTTCAATGTGTTTTTCACTCGTTGTCCGTCTGCGGACAATCCGCCAACGAAAACAACGTGACGCGAAATTGCGTTGATGCCTTTGACGCCATTGGTGATTTCTCCGTCATCAATCCATTTGTCGCCATTGTGTTTGACGAACGTTCGACGACTGCCATCCAACAAAATCATGTCCGAATATCCAACGCGCGACCATCCGCGACCATGTGGTGGCGGTGATGTATGCCAACGGACAATGTCATCCGGGGTCACGTTTTGTCCTTCCCTGGTCGCCGTGCAATGAATTATCAAATATTTGAACGGTTGTTTCATTGCTCATTCGGGTTTGACTCCAATGGTTCGGCCGTTTCCGTTTCTTCGGTTTCCTTTGTCTTTTTTGTCTTCAATCCGAAGAAATAAACGGCGAATTTTTGATTTTCGATGACGTCGAATGTCAAACCATCATGTTCGGTTTTGATTCGTTCAATCGCCGTCAAAATGTGGCGGTCATGTTTTCTGCGAAACATTCCGGATGTGATTGTGAAAATCACACCTTCATTTTTGTTGATTGCCTTAATCCATGACGGTTTGGAATATTGGCATTTTGCCACCGATTCCATCCGTTTCATTCGTTCCACATGGATTTCCGATGTCGAAACAACGAACACATCATGTGGCCAAATTGATTTGTACAAAGTAACAACGGCGGATTCAATCATGTCCGGAGTTGTATCTAATTTATCGCGGTGATATATCATGACTATCGAAAGTTTGTTCCACGGCCGGGTCCGCCTTTTGGCCTGGTCGCCCGTGAAATTTGATTGATTGCGTTTTTGGTTGTTTGGGCGAATCCTGGTTGTGGATTAAACAATCGACAATCGCCGGTTGGACAATCGACAACGGTTCGTTTTCCCGAAACATTGTTTCCGCCGGATGGCGGTGTTGGGGCCTCTACTGCGGTCCCCGTGATTGGAATGACCAATTGTTGACAACCGGTGTCAATGTAAACGTTGCAAGATATCGGACCGGCGGTTGTTGGCTGCCATGTAATCGCCACCGATTCAAAACCATCCAAACAAAGTTTTTCGGTTAATATTGGAACAATCGTCAAATCAACACAATCCGTTGAAATGGCGTAATTGTAACAACAAACGGTCGGATTGGTGATGGTGATGTTCACCGGGTTGATTGTATTCAAATTAACGGTCCCAAAATCAATTGACGGGGTGTCAACGGTTGTTGACATGTCGATGGCCTCAAAATCAAAATTGAAAAGTTCAACGGTTGTTCCATCAATTAACGCCTCGACAACCAATGTGTCGGTGTCTGCTACACTTCCCGCGCAATATTCGCCCCCAATCAAAAATGATTGACCTGCGCCAACGGTGAACGGTGCGGTCACGGTGCTTCCATTATAAAGAATTGAAAAATAATTTATTGCGAATAAACCGTTGTTGAATACAACAACAAAATCCGAAATTTCAATGTCGGACTCTTCGGTATTTGTGACAATACATTCAAATGAACAACAACATCCGCCATACATCAAATTTGTCCCGGAACCCTGTGGAATTAAACAATTGTCAAAAATTAGCGCCATTCCTTTTGTTTTGTTTCAAAGTTAGAAAAAAAACCCGGTCAACGAACGTCAACCGGGTTTTTTTATGACTCAACATTGGTTGGTTTACAAACCATCCAAATTCACGGCCACGCCACATGGCATGGTCACGGCGTTCCAACTCACGGTTCCGTCAAAGTAGATGGAACCGGTGTTGTTGTCTTCGATAACCTGGTCAACCTCCATTGTGAACGATGTGATTGGACCATAAAAATATCCATCACATGTGTAGTATCCGAATTGATACAAAGGGGCGTTCAACTGAATTGAATTATAAAATTCAATGTCGGTACAATCTTCCGGGTCTGAATTGTAATCTTGGAACGTCACCGATTTTTCGCCGCCAACAATTGATTCGGGCGAACATGACGAAACGCGTTTTTTGGTGAATGTTCCTTTTGCTTTTTGGCCCAACACCAAACCGGTCAAAACAACATCACCGGCGGCGATGGCCGCAATCCATTCGTCGCGGTCGCTGACGTCGGTGAACGTGTAGTCACATTTGATGAATGCCAATTTCGAAATTCCGCCGTTTCGGGTTGTGATACCACACCCGGCGGACGGCGCCGGCGGTAAAGCGGGCGCACATGCTGACGTACATAATGCCATTTTATTTTCGTTTTTTTATGTTAGAAAAATTTGAATTACGCGCAACCAACGATTGTTGAACAATCAGCGAAATGGAATGTGTAGTTCACACCTTCGTTCAAATCACCCGTTCCAAACGCGTTGGCCGGAATGAAGAAAAGTCCCCAATTCAATTGTAGTTTGATTGACCAGGCGTCCGCGCAATCGTCATAATGAACCTTTAAATCGTATGTCAAACCTGTGAACGGGTCGGTGATGGTTCCATGTTCAAACACGTCGTTTCGCTTTGCGTAATCACCAACATATTTGTTCCATGTCAAAAGTTGAACGGCTCCAGGGGCCAAAACAACGAATTCGTTGGCGCCAATAACGCTATCAACAAAACGGTCGTTGTAATAACGATAATCTGTCCAACGCGAAAGGTCCATTCCAGTTGATGAATTACAACACGCGATTTGTTGTGTCTTTGCGTACAAATCAAAGTTTCCGCCGCCAATAATCATTGGCGCTCCGGATGCTCCGGTCAAATCGTATTCGTGACGGATTTGGGCGGCCGCAATTGCTCGCGGCGCGTTTGATGTGGCTTCGAACAATTGGATGTCCTTTTGGGTTGTTCCATCGCTGAAATTTCCAAAATTGGTTGATTGTTCCGACAACAATTGTTGGTTCAACGCCGTGTTGATGGCGTTCATTTGCGACATGATAACGTTGGAAACATAAACGGAATCGGCTTCGCAAAGTTTTCGCATTTGGTCTTCACTAAACAACATTCCTTTGGTTTCAATACATTCGGTTATTGTGACGATTGATTCCAATGGCGCAATTTCCTGGTCCGTATCACATGACGCCGTACATGTCAGATTCACCGAATCCGCCGTTCCGCGTTGAATGTAGTTAACTTGGACCGAACGATTTTTTCCGTTTGTTGGAATTGGAATTGCTTCAAAACCCATGCGGTTTTCTTCGGACATTAGGGCGTCCAAATACCCAACACGGTCGCGCTTCAGCGCCGGCGCGTTCATTCCGGCAACGGAATTCAAATCCGTTTGCAATTTTTGACAAAGTCCTTGAGTAAATGCCATTTTTTTAAATTTTAAAAAGTTTTTTTTGTTTGATTTTGTGGGGTTAGATAACACAAAACCCAAACGCGCAATGGTCGCCATGATGGCAATCATTCCGAATTTGGGTCGGTTCCCCGGTCGGCCTTTACGGTTGGCCAAAACCCGGTGATTCGTTTACGGCCCGACGGCCCTGGTTTATTTCGATTCGTTTCCGAATACCTTCATGGTCTGCAATGACGCGGCGTTCGCTTGGGCCTTTGCCATTCCGGCCAATTGATATTTGGGCGGTTCGGCTCCGGGCGTTGGTGGCGGTGGCGGCGTTCCATTGCCTGGTTTGGGCGGTGTTGGACTGCCGTTGGATTGTTTAATCACACCCAACGACGCCAAATGTCCATCCAATATTTCGTCAAATGTAACGATTTTCGTTCCATCGTTGTTCAACGGGTTCAAATTATTTTTGGTCTTCACAACCAATTCGCCGTTGTCGTCCACATCTACATTGAAATTTGATTCCAAATAAGTTTGGACGGCCGGTTTGACAACCTCCGGCGATACAATCAACGAACGTTTGGCGATGGCGGATTGGATGAACGATTCGCGTTTGAATGTTTTGATGGCCTGTTTTGCCTCGTTTTCCTTTTGCGGAATGATTTCATCAACCAGGTGTTTGTTTTCGTTGGTCAATTCAATCAATCGTTTTTGCAATTCTTCGGCGCCGGCTCCGGCGGTTTTGTTCATCTTATCAAACGCAACCGAAATGATGTCATCGAATTTTTTGTCCTTTACATCTTCGGCCGACAACCCGAATGTCTTTTTGATTTTTTGTTCAATCTTCGACAATTCGGTTCCCTTTACTTCGCCGCGAATGGACGAAATGAAATCCGGGTTGTTTTTCAAAACGTCACGTTGGATGTTTTGGAATTCGGCGGCGATGTCATCGACGTTCAATTCCTGGTCATCGCCATTCAATTTTGTGATGGCATCGGATGGAACGCCAATTTTCTTCAAAAACTTTTCAATGTTGGTCATGTATTTCAATTTTTGGGTTTGCGGCCTTTTTTCACGGGTTTGGATTCAACGCCATTCGATTGGATTTCGTCAATGGCGTCATCCTGGTCGTTGTCTTCAACTTCCGGTTGTTCAATCGTTGGTTCTTCAATCACCGGTTTGGTAACCGTTGGGGCGCTGAATTTCACCGGCTCCGACGGTTTGTTCAATATTTCATAAAACTTCGATTTACCGCCTTTCTTCAGCGTGTTCCATGCGAATTGTGTCACCTCGGAAATTTTCCCGGTTTTGACGTTCTGAATGCGAATTTTGTTCATGTCTGAATGTTTGTTCAAATATACAATTTATTTCAATGCCGCCAATTGTTCGCCGGTCAATGACGATTCAAACCATTCGATTCCCAACGTCGATTCAATTCCATTTTCGGCGACATCCTGGTCAATGATTGTTTTGATTTTCTGCAATGTGGCAATGTCATTTTTTTCGGCGGCGGCCGTTGTCAATTCCGACAACTTTTGCATTTGTTCAATTGTCATTTGGCAATTTTTACGGTGTTAATATCAATTTTCATGGCCTTCAAATAATCTTCGACGAATTCAAAAACCTTTGGATGTGATGTCTTCAAAAAATCATTTGCATACACATACGATGTGAATGATTCAGTCCAAAATTCTTGTTTGTTTGTTTGACCATACAATGTAGGCGCATCCGACAACTTTAATCCTTTTTTATTCAACAATGACAACATGATTTCGGCGGCTCTTGAATCATTAGCGTTTTGGATGGCGTGTCCCAATTCATGTGTAATGGTTGGCGCGATGTTTTGGTCAACATCACTTGCAATGGTTGAAATGGTCCATGGTTTAAATTTTCCATTTTGAAATTCACCGGCGATTTGATAACCTCGCGCAACGTCACGCGTCAACAATTTTTTATTGCCACTTTCGCGAATTTTATATCCATATTTTTCCGCGTGTTGATTCAACCAATCTTCGGTTGATTCAATATTGTATTTTTTAAAAATTATTTTTTCCCCTTTGCCAATCTTAATATTCAAATATGAATTATTGGTCGCGCAATTGCCGCCCGAATTGGTGGAAATCGTTCCAATTTGATATGTCGGCAAAGTCAATTTTTTTCCGGTTGCTTCGGCAAATTTTTTGGTTCCGGGTCCCGTACATTCCGACGGTTTTCGTAATGTCACGAATGTTCCTTTGGCGTTTATTGTTTCAATGATACCATTGGCATTGGCGGCAATTTCATTGAATTGGTTAACCGTTGATTTTGATTGTGTCGATAAAAATATTTCCGGATTAATTTCCTTTTGTTTGGTCGCGGTGGTTGTTTGCTTTTCAACCTTTGCAACCTCCTTTTCAACCTCGTTGATTTGTTGTTCAATTTTCACGGGCGCGACTTCTGCCGGCTCCATGTTCAATCGTTCCCGTTGTGATTTGGTCAACTTGAATGGAATGGCCGAATGGCGACAATTGTATCCGCCACGGTAGATTGAAAAGTTTTCCGGCGTTGTTCCCGGAATCGCTCCGGTTCCATTGGCGTTCATCCATGCAATTTCCGACGGCAAATCCTTTGATTGAATCACACCCATTGCAACCCAACGCCGACATTGCGGCCTTGAATCTTCAATCAACGAACCGACGTATCGATAGGCATCCAACCCGAATTTGTTCGCAATCTTCGCGTTCACCTGGCCATCGAATTGATTCAGGGCGTCCCGGCTGACTTGTTTGACGTAACGTGAAAACAATCCGTCAACCTCCGGCGTTCCTAAAATGTAGCGCCGTAAATACGCCTCCAAATCCGCCTTTGTGGAACCGGCCACAATATTTTGATAAATGCCCGTCCGAACAGGTTCAATGAAATTGGATGAAACGCCTGAACCGGTCAATGACTGCAAGGTTTGTTCAACCGTCGCCCGTTGGATTGGATTAATCAATTCGCCCAATTCGTCCGGCGACAAATCATTGACGTCGCGATGGATGTCGAAATTGTATTGTTTCAACGTTTCAAAATTCCGCAAAAACCCGTTCACGTCTTTTGGATATGTCGAACCTTGAATGGCCTCCAAAATGATTCGTTCGACCTGGTTGGTCAACAAAACATTTCCGTCATCAAACACAAATCGTTCGCCATCGCTCGAAAACTTTTGGACGTGTTTTGACAACGCCGCGAACACTCGTTGTTCGGTGGCCGGCAATGAATCGAAAAACGATTGATTGGCCGCCGAAACGGTCCGGTCCTGTTTTCGGATTATGGCAATGACGTTGTCATCGAATTCCATGTGGTTGGTTTACGCGGTTTGAATCAATTGGGCGGTGACGTATGAATCAATGATTGGTTGGATTCGTTTGTCCAATTCTGCAAATATTTCGCCCAATGGTTTTTCCAAAAATTCCGTTCCAAATTCGGCGGTGATGGACGTCAATGTTTTGTATGCAAACAACGAACGAATCAAATCGTCGCGTTTGATACTGCCGGCGGCCAACAACATTTGTTTGTCCTTTGTGTTCAAATGATAAATTGGGTCGTAACTGACCAACACTTCGACCATTCGCGAAATGGATTTGTTTCCGGAAAAACGCTTCCGGGCCAAATCTTTGGTCGATTCAACCAGGAACGCAATTGGCGCGTTTTTGTCCGTCAACTTGTTCAATTCATCAATCAAATCGTCTTCGGTCTTCATGCTGAATGAAATCGGTTTGACGATGACCGGATTCATCGGTTCGGTGACGTTCCGATATTTTTCAATGAACAACAACGATTTGAAAATGATTTCGTCAAATATGTTGTTGGATATTTTGGTCAACTGCGAAAACGAATCTTCGCGGTCAATCATTTTGGCCACTCCGGATTGACTTTCGTCAATTACATTCAAATGCAATGATTCTTCGGCTTTCTTCAAAAGGGTTTGCCATGCCTGTCCCGAATATTCAATGATGCTCACATCCGGCGAAATGAATCGAATCATTGGGCCGTTGACGTCGCCATCAACACCCAACGCCGGATTTGCCTTTTCTCGCAGAAATACGCCAAATGGCGAACGTGAAATCACACGTCCGGTTCCCTTGCAAATTCCACATGTGTCATGTTCTTCGGTTTCGTGATTGTACACAATACCATCGCGGCAACCCTTACCATTGCAATTTTCCGCGATTTCTTCGCGATACGGAAACGCGGACGTTGTCATGACTGCGGTCCAATCGGAATATTGGCGAATCGCTTCATTGGCAAACGGAACAAACGCCGAAAAATAAGAATCGAAAAAATGTTCGTCCGTCAAATCGCCGCCCAATATTACGCCCGGAATGGCTCCCATGTCATGTTGGTAAATGACAACGGTTTCAAATCGTTTGTCGATGGCCTGGCCAATTTGGGTGTGTTTCAAAAATTGCGTGTCGGTCAATGAGTAATAAACCAACCCGGTCATTTGTGATTTGCCGTTTGACATTACGGGCGAATGTTCGTCCATTGATTGCCATGTCAACAATCCAGGTTCCAACACTTTGATTTGGTCCGACATAATCAACACCGGTTCGGCGTCCACTTTGACGGCCGGATTGGTCAAACCTTCGCCGACCGGAATCCAAACCAACCATCCGTTCGGGTCTTCAATCATTCTGCGGACAACGAATTTTTGGATGTATGAATAAAAATATTGGCCATCAAACTTTCGTTCCGTCAAATATGTGTTCAATTCATCCGAAACGGAAATGGAAAAATTGGCGTTTTGGAATATCCGAAACAATTTGTCAATCGCCCTATTCATCGAACCTTTTGTGATTGGTTCGTAAATGGACAAACGATATTTTTGAACGTCCGGGTCTTCATTGGGACGACGTGACGTCAATATTTCTCCAGGGTTTTTCCCCCGTGTATGAATGAACATGGTTGTCCGAACACGGTTCCAATGCTCCCAATTCTTTGGGTGATATTGGTCATTCGACAACGCGGTCGATATGTTTTCAATTGTTATCATTCGCAAGTGAGTGATTTGTCACATTCGCATCGTTCGAATGTGGTTTCCAAAAACCATTGTGAACCGATTTCGTTGTTCTTGGAGATTTCGCCTTGGATTTGATATTCCGTTCCATTGACAAAAACGTCGCGTCCCGTGAAAACATTCACCAAATATTTGACGAATGTTTCCGGCAAATTGGCCGTTCTTAACAACCAGGTTTCGCAATATTGCGCGGCGGTTGTTCGCAGTGTGGCTCCAATGGTTTCTTTGGTGATTGTGAAATTGGTTCGTTCAAATGAACCCGGAACACGAATTTTGTTTGAATACGCAAACGGTGTTCCGTTTCCGGCCGTGAAATTGGTTCCGTAATAATACCCAAAACAATCGGTTCGCGGATAAACAGATTCAACCAATTGTGTTTTTTCTCCGTTAGAACATGGAACCATTTTGAATGGCTCCGAACAAAATTCAACAACGGATTCACTAACGCCCAAACAAAAACGTGACGCCGTGAACGTGAAAAGAAAGTAAAAACACGGGTCCAATCCGGCGCCAACCATATATGTTTGAATGGCGGCCAAATTGAAACGAATAATTTGGATTGGATTAATTGATTGATTGCCGGCGTAATCGGTTGACGTGTATTCGCCAACGTAATGATTTGGAGCAATGACGCCAAACATTTCTTCAGTAATTTCCAACGCCTGGTCATCACAACATGAACGGATTTCAAATGTCGCAAAGGCCGTTACTCCAGGGGTCAACAAATCGGTTGGCAACCATCCATTTTCACAATCAACGTTTCCGATTTCGTCGGGTTGTTGAAATTGAAAATCCATTGTGTCACCGGTTTCGAATGGAACCCAAAATGGAACATCATTCAAACACAATTTGCAATTCCATGAATCACCACAATCACACAAAATCAATCCATTTTCCAAAATCAATTTCGTGCAATCCTGGCCACATGTGTTTCGGATGTCCACACATAAAATTCGGGCGTTGGGGTCCGGATATTCACATGGTTCGGTGACATCACAATTGATGACATTGGCCACTCTGTATGAATCGAACAATTCCATGTTTCAAAGTTAGTTAAATTATGGACATAATTGGTTCCCAATTTTGAACGCAAATGTTCCGGTCATGTCCGTTCCGGCTCCGGTTGTAAACAAATAAAATCCGCCGGTGTCGGCGCCCCATGTAAAGTAAACAGAACCGGACGTTGAACCAACCGGAATGGAAAACGTTGTCGGGTCGCCCGAATCAATGGTCCCCATTTTAAAATCCAACGCCCTGGTTGTTGGGACGCTGAATAAATATTCAAAATAATATGTTTGCCCCGGGACCGGATAAATCGTCGAACCATTGGATGTTCTAAACAAACAATATCGTCCGGACGTCACGTTGTTCAATGTTCCATTGACCGTGTTTCCAACCTGTGGTGATGAAACGACAATCAATGACGAACCCGCGTTTTTTGTATGGAATAAAAAATATTCGCAAATGGGCGGAACCTCCGGCGAACTAATGTATCCGCAAAAACGATATGTTTTGTTTTCGAACTGCGGCGCGTCCAAAATAACGGACGCGGTCAATGTAACGGGGTCGAACACGGTGTCCATCGACAACACCAATGGCGACATCAATTGTGTCATTTGGTTCACTCCAATGACTTCGTCGTTTTCTTGCAGTACGGACAAACCGAATGGTTCCGGTTCAATGAAAAACAAAAAATTTCCTTCCATTGTTGATTGATACGTCAATCGAACGGATAACCAATCGGAAAAACAAATCGGTTCTTCAATCGGAACAAACAAACCCGTCGTCGGGTCCTGGCCTTCAAACGTCACATCGGTCAACCTTGTGTCAAAACCCGTGTTGAATGGCTCGAAATCAATGGCATTCACTTTGAACGCTTTGACTACATTCCAAACAAATGGTTGGCCAAAATATGGCGACAAATTAAACGTGAACACATATTCAAAAAATATGTCGTTGTTCATCCATGAATCAGTGATGGTCAACGCGGAAACATATGTTGACGCTAATGGTCCGGCCGGTGTTCGGTTCATGTATGTGGCCGTGTTTGCGGTGAATACCTGGCCACTCGAAAACAAAGTTGATTCCCAACGAACACGGCGGTTTTTGATGTACACGCGGACATCGTTTGCTCCGGATTGTTGAACAACCAAATCATTGAAATTTTGGTAATTGCCCGGAAACGCGTTATTTCTAACGGACAAATGTGTTTCGTATTGGAAAAACGTTGTTTGTCCTGTATTTGGATAATCTTCGACGCGTTTGTATATGTTCAAACGAATGTTTGCCAATACTGTCCGCCAATCTGCGATGTCCAAATCCCATTTGTCCAAACAATCCGCGAAATCACTTGGTGACAAAATCAATTGGTGTCCAATCCTTTCTTTGCCAACGGGGCGAAAACATTCGGTTGTTTGTTTCTGCCAATACTGCGAAAATTCCGACGTCATCGACGGGGCGCAATCACAATCCATGTCCGGAAATTGGGTGACTCGAAATGAGTTTGACAAAAACGTGTTGACCATTTCCCCGTTTGATGAATAAACAATGGCGGCCATTCGATATGTTGACGACGGTTGAACGGTTGTTCCAACGTACAAAGAACCAATCCAATTCGCCCCGGACGTTCCAACGGCTCCAGGTCGAACCAAATGGTTGTCCAATACTCCGGCGCCCGAATAGGCGGCGACCAAATAACGTGATGAATCGGTGGCGCTTAAAAAATCAACCGAATTGTCGAACCCGGTTTCATCAAACAAATGGAAAACGATGTCGGGCGCTGACGTTCCAAACGCCGGAGGTATGTAAACAGAAAATTGAACTTTTGTTTTTTCAATGGTCGAAAAATTCGTCACAACGCCATTGTCACGCGACAACGTGAATGATTGGTTGCTAAACTCGGACGGACCATTGTTCAATCCTTTATTGTAAAATCGCGACGTGATGGTTGAACATGTTGTTGTTCCACATCGAAACATTGAATCGCCAATCAACACGGCCGGGTCGGTCACATGGAAAGCCGCTTGCAATGTTTCGCGGTTGTTGTAAACAGACGGAAATGAATTATCGTAATCATTCGACGCATAAAATGAATTCCGTTTCAATTTGACGCTATTGTCAAACGTGACGTTGTCCAAAAATTGTCGAAAATCTTGCACCATGTAAAATGTGAATTCAACATTGAATTGACCATTGGACGGATTGGTTGGTCTGAAATTGACTTCCCAATTTCGCAAATTCAACGCGTTGGATGTGGTTCCATTCAAAACCATTGGTTGGGCCGTCCCGGTCGGATGCGCTCCGGACAAATATTGGATGAAATATCCGGCCGACAACGCGTCGGGTGATTCAAATAATGAATAACATTCCGGAGCAAACAACGCCGGGTTGAACTGCAATCGCCATCCGGTCACAATTGGGTTTCCATACTTCATTGAAAACACAACGGTTTTTTTGTCCAAAAATGACGATTTGGAATGGACGGTGTCCGGTAAGCAGAACCCGCCATCCGGGTTCAAATAATTTCCGTCTGTTTGAATTTCGATGTTCTCACAACAAAGACAATCGCAATCCGCCGCGATGGCCGTTCCGGCTGTATTGAATGCAACTCCACAATAATCCGGTACGCATGATATGAAATCCGAAACGTCCGTTGGTGTCCATGTTAATGTCATGGAACCCGTTGACATTGGCGCCAAAATCGTTGGTGATGGAACCATGATTGGGTCAACGGAACCACAACCCGTGTAATCCAATGAAATTGAAACGGGGCCAATTGTTGGATTGTAAAGTGAAACGGATTGGGAATTGGTTGTTCCAACGGGCGTGTCCGTAAAATCAAACACGGTTCCCGAAAACACCCAAACCGTTGACCAATCAACACATTCCATGTTGAATGTCCACGCCAAATCATTGGTGTGTTCAACGGTCACGAAATTTCCGTCCCAACTACCCAATGGCGACGTGACAGAGTCCCAACAAAATTCAAGGTCCAACGTAAATGTGTCACCTTCAGCGATAAAAAAAGGCCATGAAACGGCGCCGCCATTGATGGCAATGATATTGATGGACGCCAAACCCGAACCGGTCAAATCGGTCAAAAAATCGGTGATGTTCAAATCCGAACTATGGACGTTTTCAAACGTCACGGTCGCGACCTGGCAGATTTGACAACAATTCAAATAATTGATTGGACCATCCGGTTGGATGCCATTCACAATATCAATTCGATGTATGGCCATTTTCGTGTTTTATTAAACGATTCCGGAAACGCCAATGGTCCGTTTCACAAAATCAATTTGCAATTCTTTGATTTCTCCAAATTTAATGTTGTTTCCAACTCGCAGACGAACCGATTTCGAAAAATCAATTCCATTGTATTCACCACAGTCAAAAGAAAAGGTGAAATTGAAATTGAACAATTTCGTTCCGGCCAACCTTGGATTGTCGATGTAATGAAATAACGTGTACAAATTGTTGGCGGCGTTATTATTGAACGACATTGGATAATTAAACAAATGTTCGGGCGGAACGGTGTTGTTTGAATTAAAAAACGCCAAAATTTCGCTGCCGGGCGTTAAATATGGACGGCGAACGGGCGAAAGTGTGAAATTCAAATCGTAGTTGGTTTGTACCCTTGCGTTTTCGTCGCCGCTTGCAGAATTCCAAATCAAAAATTTGTAATTGGATGGCGTATGTTGGGCCATCATTAAAAGTCCGCGTGATGCCTGTATTGTTGGAATAAATGGCAAAGCAAAAATGAATCCGGCGTACACCTGTTGTTCCAAATTATCGGTTCCGGCTCCGTCCCAACGAAAACGCGGCATTGACGACAACAACGTGACGTCCAATGATTCTTTTTGACGCAATGATGGCGGCGAATTCCATTCCACAATGTCTTCAAATCGCAAACCGGCTTCATTTCCCGTGATGTCGATGGCGTCCAAAGAATATTTGTAAATGGCAAACGCCTTTTGTGGTTTATCAATCCAGGAAAAACAAATTTCATTTTCAACGATTCTGCCATCATTCAACAATTGTTCGGCGTCAATCCAGGGCGCCGCCGCCGAAAAATTGTCCTTTCGTTCAAACAAAAACGTGTTTCCTACAATCCAATATCGCGCGTTGAAAATTGGATTCAAATGGCGCGTCATCAATGTGTCCAATGATTCGATTGGCAAATTTTGTTCAATCAATCTCGCTTCGGTGTCGCTTGGTTTGTATCCGCGTTGCACCGGAGCGGAAAACAATAATAAATTGTAGTATGGTGATGACGGGTCATTCAAAATCGACGATTGGAATGTCAATCCACATTTGTCACAAACATTTTGAATGTAGTCACGAACTAACGCGGTCGGGTGATACCACTGACATTGAATCATCCGGTCGCGCAAATCATTATACCAACCTGAAATGTCGGAAAATGCACCGGCCGGATTCGTCCATGTTCCACCCTGGCAATCTGCCAATGTGCAATTTGGTGAAACGGCGCAAACAACGGAACAAACAACAAAGGCAATTGATTGAATGACAACAACAACGGCCGACAATGGCAATAACACCAAAAAAATGGCCGTGTTCAATATGCCATAAATCAAAAACAAAATCGCATAAATAAAGTCGGGTCTGGTTTCGATGCAATATCTTAATTTTTTTTGTGGTTGACTCAAAAAACCATTGTGGTTGTCAGTTATCAATGTGGATTTGACACAATTCAAGGCTTCTTTTTTTTCAACCACACTCGCAGACACCCAACATTCGGGTTCGCACCAATCAACGGAATTCCCGGAAATGAATCCGGAAAACACCAAACGTCCACAACATTCGTCAAAAATTTCCACATCAACTTCATTGATGAATCCATTGGGGTTGTCAATCAAAATCGACCTTAAAATGGAATATCCGTCATCATAAAATCGTAACTCCGACGAATAGGACTTTGCCAATCCGCCATCGTCATCGTTTTCACGCCATGTGATTGTGAATTGTTCGGTTCCATCAATTCGACCGGTGATGACGGTTCCGTTTAATTTGATGACAATGGGTGATTTCATCGCGCGGCGTTTTTGATTCTGTTTTGTTTGTATTGCAGACGGGAAACGATTCCGTTGATTCCGCGTTCATCGATGGACAATTCCAATCCGCGTTGGCTTCGGATGGCCTTTTCAATGCGGTCCAAACGTGATTCCATTCCTTTGTTGTTGGCGGCCATCACACCATCGGAAAAACCTTTGACTAACATTGGATTTCGTCCGGTGTGTATGGCCTCCAATATCGGACGGAATTTTTGCGTTTTCTCTTTTGTCACAACGAATTCGCCCCGGTGAACAATACCGGCCGGTTCGAATTTTCCGCCGTCGCCCGTATATCCACCCGTCGCGAATGATGCGGCCGCTTGCGCTTGCGCCCTGGCTTGGGCAAATCCGGCGGCCAATGCCACAACGGCGGCGGCAACCGTCAACGCGGTGGCGACTCCATTTCCGGCGGCGGCGGCCTTTGCGACTGCCAACGCGGAATTTGCGGCGATTTCAATCAATGTCAACGCTTGTTGGGCTTCAACATATCGTTGGCGTTGTTTGGTCAAATCGTCCAAACGTTTTTGTTCTAATTGTAACAATTCAGCGTTTCCATTTTCCGCAATTTCACGGGCGGCGTCAACGCGTTTTTGTTGTTGTTCAATCAACGCGTCCGTTTGGGTGATTTGTGCGTCGATGAATTGTTTGGCGGCGTTTCGGGTCGCGTCAATCAATTCGTTCAACGCTTTGTCGATTTCCTGTTTTCTTTTTTCTTCATTCGCCAAAAAATTGTCCGTTTCTTCATTATTCAATTTTTGACGGGCGTCCGAATATTTTTTCGATGTGTTGTAAATATCCAATTCGGCTTGGGCGTTGATGGCGGTGATTTCTTCAGCGGTCACACCTTCGGCGTTGACTGCGGCCACACGTTTGGTTTCGATGGCGTTCAACTCCAATTGTTCGGCCTTTCGATTCCCTTCGCGGATGGCTTGCAAATTTTCATTCAAACGAACACGAATGGCGTTTCGTTCTTCGGTTGTTTGGGCCTTTGACAATTGTTCAATCAATTGTGAACGCTGCGATTCCAATTCACGAACGGCGTCCAATTGTTGTTGTAAAGTCAAATCCGCGTTTGCCTTTTGACTTTCTGCAATGAAATTGTTTCGTTGGTTTTCCGCGTCAATGGTCAATTGCGTGATGGCCTTTTGCGCTTCGCCTTGAATCAACAAAAGTCCGTTTTTGCGTATTTCGGCAAATTTCAACGCGTTGGCCGTGAAAGTTCCGTCGGATTTTGCCTGTTCTTCGCGTTGGTCCATCTCCAGGTTGAAAAGTTCAACGGACTTTTGCGTTTCGGTTTCGACGCGGTCCAAACGTTCGCGAAATGTTTTCGGGTCATCTGCCAACTCCGGTTGGAATTTCAAATCAATCCGTTGTTTGGCGATTTCCTTCGATAGATTGTTTCGTAAATCGTTGATGGCCTTTTTTAAATCGTCGGCGGCCTTTTGTTGTGATTTGGTCAAATTGGCCGGTGTTGTTCCGGCGAACGGGTCAATCACGAATTCTTTGTTGACGGCGTCGATTTGCTCACTTGATTCTTGATATTGGTTCAAAAAGAAATCAAACGCGGTAAATAATGCGTCCCCGTTGGCCTTTGCTTCGGCCAATTGTTCGTCGGTGAATCCGAATTGGATTTTGTTGAATTCGTCAACGGCCTTTTGTTCTTCTGCGGTGATTTTGGCGAACGGGTTGTTGGCGATTAACGGGTCCAACGTAGCGCCCAAATTGGCGAAATTTTGCGCCGTTTGTATTGCGGCCTGGCTTGCGGCCAATGGTCCACCGGCCAATTGATTTTGGACGGCCTGGTTGTTGGCCAACAAATCGTCAACGATTTTCTTTTGCGACGGAACCAAATCCGCGTAAATCTTTTGTGCGGTTTCGTTTCCGGCCGCCAACGATTTGGCCAAATCAACATAGGTGTTCGCCGCCAATTGTTGGGCGCGGGCCTGTTTGGCGTATAAATCCGTCAAAACTTGTTGTTTGGCTTCGGCTTGCGCTTTGTTTTTGATTTGCTTAATCAAATTTTGATACGCAACATCCAATTGTTCAATGAATTCCTTTTCATTTTTGATGTTGGTCAATGTGGTTCCATACTTTCCATTGATTTCATCAATCAATTTTTTCCGTTCTGCGGAACCGGCGTTGGTATTTTTGAGCGCTCCAAACAACGCATTCAATTCCCCGGTTTCTTTTGCGATTTGTTCGTTGGCGATTGCGTTGACGTCTGCGACTGCCTTTTGCGCGGCGCTCAATTCTTCGGTCGCCACAACGGCTTCGTCGGTGGCGAAAATGTAATCCGAAAACAACAACAACACGGCGGTCAATCCGCCAATGATTAATCCAACCGGATTGGCCTTCAATGCGGAGTTGAATGCGGTTGTGGCCAATGCGGCGCCCCTGGTCGCGACTGCGGACGCCGTTGTGGCCCCGGTCAACAAATTGGTGGCGGCCGTTGTGGCCCCGGTCCAAAACGCCTGTAATTTTTTGGCGGCGATGGCCAAATTTTCTTGGATGACCAATCGTTTGAATCCGATTTCATATCGCAATTGTGCAATCAACGCGGCGTTTTGGGCGGCCACATATATTCCAATCGAACCGGCCAACAAAATGAATGTCCGGCGGTTTTCTTCAATGACCGATGGTAACGCTTGCAATCCGGCAATCACGGCAAACGCGGCGTCCGTCAATGTTTCAAATATTGGCAACACACCTTCGCCAACCGTCCGTTGTAATTCGGCCCAATTTCCCTCCAATGTGGACAATCGACCGGCGGTTGATTGGCTCAATTTATCGGTCAAACCGAAAAATCGTCCACCTTCGGACGTCAATGTGGTGAACGCCTTTTCCAAATTGTCGAACGAAATTTTCCCTTCGGAACCCAATTTTTTCACCTCTCCGGCGGAAACGCCCAATTGGTCCGCGAATAACTGAATGACCGGAACACCGGCCTCCGTCAATTGGTTGATGTCTTCAGCAAATAAAGTCCCTTGAACACGGGCCTTTCCGTAAATGACCGACAATTCGTTGAAATCTTTTCCGGTGGCGGATGCGACGTCCCCAATCCGTCCCAATGTGGTTTGTAAATCTTCAACCGGTGTTCCAAATGCCAAAAGTGATTTTGCCGCGTTGTTCACCTGTTCGGGTGTGAACGGTGTTTTGATGCTGAATTGTTCCAATTCTGCGAACAAATCTTTTGCGGCGGTTGCCGAACCCAAAAACGTTTCGAGTGATATGTTAACGGCTTCATAATCCGCAACGGCTTTGATGGCCCCTTTTGCAAAATCAACGGACGCCCCGGCAATCGACAACCCTCCAAACGCGGCGGCGGCTCCGGCGATGGTTGTTTTCAAACCCTTCAATCCGGATTCGGCCGTTTTCGTGTTCTTTTGGATGTTTTCAATTCCGGTGTTCAACTTCGCAAATTCGCTCCGTAGTTGGGCGGTGTCCGCTTGCAGTTTGAACAATATGTTGTTGACTTCAGTCGCCATGGCTTTTTTTATTTTTCGTTTTGTTCGTTCCGTTCATCTTGAATCCGGAAAAACGTTGAAATTGTTTGGTAGTATTCATCGACCGACAACGATTCCAACGCCTTCATTTCGCTGACTTTGTTTTCGCAAATGATTTGATTCGTGAAATTGATGTCGTCAATGTATTTCCCGATTTGAGCGATTGCAAAATCCGGTAGAATCTTTCGTTTTCCAGGGCGCTGACCTTCAAAAATTCTTGGATATCGCCCGACGATAGTTCGGAAAATTTGATTGTGGATGTCAACGCCCTTTGGACAAAAAAATCGCGAACCAATGGATTGTTGTTCAATTTATCAATTCGGCGTTGTTTAAACACGTCATTGAATTCGCGTTCATCTTCGCCATCCAGGACGTAATAACACGCGGCCAATTCAATCAACGTTTGTTCTTCGCCAATGAATTCCAATCTCCATTCAATTTCGGCCAACAAATGGAACATTTCAACGATGTTGCCGGTGTTGGCGGATTTCTTCATGGATTCGACCATTGTTTTCAATTGGTCTTTGGTCATGTTCATTTCTGCGAACCTGGTCGCCACTTCGGCGGCGATGGTTCGTTTCGATGGCATTTGCAAAGGGTTGTTGTATTCGAACCAATGGTCCCCGTCGGAATCGGTGAATATTTTGGTCAATGGAATGACCGAACCGGTGACGTGTTTGGATTCTGCCATCACCGGGTTTGGTTTGGGTTGTTGTCGTTTGAAAAAATTCATCGTTTGGGTTTGGGGTTTGCCTTTTTTGCTTTATTGATTGACGATTGACAAATGGCATACGCGGACGATTCGGATTTCCCGGTCCGCATAACATCCGCCACACAACGTTCCAATTTTTTGGGCATGTCCTTTGATTTTTGTTCGCTCAAAGGTAGCGAAAAAATCAACTGCGATATTTGACAAAATCGTTGTGGAACGTCCACAAATAATATCGGAAACAATCCAAAAGGTGTGACAATTGCGAATCCTTTGTTTTTTCGATGTCCCCGGTCGCCGTGGTTTCGACATTCTGCAAATCATGAATCAACCATTGACATGATGAATCAATGACCATGTCCGGGTGTTTCTCCAATATCGAATTTAGCAGAACACGCGAATTTTTGATGGACGGGTTCACGCTCGAAACCTTGAATGATGTTTTGGGCAATTGTAGTTCGTCGCGAATGATTGTGTAGTAATTGACGGCGCCCCTGGTCATGGCCGAACGATTGGCCCCGGACGCGTCCCCGGTGACGATGAACAATCGGTCGCCCAATTCAACCCGGATGGTTTCACACAACCTGTATATGTCGGAATTCTTCAATCTGAATTCGCGAATGATTCGGATTTTGTCGCCATACGATTGGCCGGCAATACATGTGATAGGGTCAACGTTGAAATCGAAAGACAAAATGATTGGTTCGTTCGGATGGATGGCCACATTGGTTTTG